CCGGGGATGCGATGTGGAACGCCTTGTTGTGCTCTGGGTGTTCCGAGTGCATGGGAATGTATGATTGCCATGACGAAGCTATGAAACTTTGGAACGACGCCAAGAAGGGAGGCCAGCCGTGAGCGACTCCATCGAAGCGTCGATGATGAAACGCATCGGCGAGCTGAAGGCCGAAAACGCCCGCCTCAAGGCTGATGTCGAACGGATAACCAAGGCTGGTGATACTATCATCAGCATCCTGTGCAAATACGTTCCGCGAACTGGTGCTAAATACGCCTTGATGGACTGGAAAGATGCCAAGGAGGGCAAGCAGCCGTGAGCGACGTCGGCCGCTTCTGTCACCTCCCGGCCTTCGCCGCCCTCTCCGGCGAGGTCTACCATATCAACGAGCGCATCATAACCGGCGACTATGCCCGCGCTCGTTTCGCCCTGCCCCACGTTGAGCGGCACATCCTGGACTACTCCGAGATCATGCGGGCGCAGGGTGCCGACCAGATCTCCATCAAGCCCTACGTCGGCGCCGGTGATTGCATCGGCCTGACCTTCTCCTACCGCATCGCGGAGGTCACGATCGAGGGCTCATTCATCCCCCGCCGCCCGTGAGCTTCGTCCCCCTCGTCGCCCTGCTCCTGCTCGGTTGCGCTGCCAACGCCCAGTCCGACGCCCGCATCCTTCACGCGATCGGGCAGGTCGAGGGCGGCGAGCGTCTCCAACGCGGCGACGGTGGGGCGGCCGTAGGCCTTTACCAAATGCACCCCGAAGCCTGGGCGGACGGCAACGCGCAGCTTCTCCGGGAAGGCCGCGAGACGTTTCCCCGCTGGCAGTGGCGTTCCCCGCTTGCTCAGGACATGGTCGCCCTTGCCTATCTGCGAGCCCTCAGAGGCCGTTTGACCGCCCGGGGCATACCTAACCCTTCCCCCGAATGCCTAGCCCTCTGCTGGAACCTAGGCTTCAACGGCGCCGCGAGCATCGGCTTCCGCCTGTCCAACGCCCCAGCCGCCCGGGCATCCTACGCCCTCCGCGTCGGCAATCTCGTCCGTCGTTAGTTTTATTTCTGGCAAGGTTTTTGCACGGGCACAAGGGTCTTGTCCGTGGCTCTCATCGTAGCAATCGACCCCGGCGTGAATGGCGGGCTCGCCCTATTGGATCGGGACGGGCTCGTCACGGTGCAGAAGATGCCGGCGACCGAGCATGAGGTTATTTCCTTCCTCATCGAGGTCTCCAACACCGCGAAGGAAGTCGATTGCTACCTTGAGGAGCCGCCCCTTTTCGCCGGCCGCAACATCCCAGGGAGCGCCGTCGGGAAGATGATGCTCAACTTCGGCATCCTCTACGGCGCGGCCGTCACGCTCGGCTGGAAGATGCACCGCGTCCGTCCCGCGATCTGGATGAAGGCGCACCCGGTCGGCACGAAGGGCGACCAGACCACGACCGCGTGGAAGAACAAACTCAAGAGCCGCGCCGCCGAGCTGTTTCCCACCGTCGACGTGACCCTTTGGAACGCCGACGCCCTCCTCATCCTGGACGCCGCCCGCCGCGGCGCCATAAACTGACTTTCTCCCCCTAATGAAACAACGCATTCCCGCTAACGAACAAACGACAAAGCACCTCGTCCCCCCGCCCATCCCCGTCCCCGGCACGTCTTACGTCATCCTCCCGGACAACCGCTTGGCGCGTCTCCTCAAGGTCTCCGTCTATAACGGCAAGGAATATTATAACCCTATCATCGACGGCGACCTCAAGCGCATCGCCCGCGACGAGCTGCTGACCCTCGTCGAGAAGCCGAAGGCCGACTAATCTTAAGGCTAAGGCCGACCAATCTTAACCCATGAGCACGCCCCACAATCCCAACACCGATCTGGTCAACTTCCTGAACGACGTCGGCAACGTCCACGCCGACCGCGTGAACCCGGCCTTTAAGTCCCGCTATGCCTCGCTCGCTGAGGTGCTCGAGACCGTCAAGGCCGTCGCCGCCAAGCACCGGCTCGCCATCGTCCAGACCCTCGACAGCGAGGAAGGCAAGGTCACTGTCCTGACCACCATCCGCCACGTCGACGGCACGACCTTCCCCTCCGGCCGCCTGTCCGTCAAGGCCGAGGGGCTGACCCCGCAGCAGATCGGCAGCGCAATCACCTACCTGCGCCGCCAGTCCATACAGACCGCTTGCGGCATCGCGACCGACCTGGACGACGACGGCGCCTCCTCCTCCAAGCCGACGACCTTCTCGGCTCCGACCTCCTCCCAACCGGGCATCCGCCCCCTGACCAAGTGAACCTTGACCGCTTCTGGCTGGGCGTCTGCGTCGGCATCCTGACCGCCCTCATCGTCGTCGAGTTCGTCCGCTTCTTCGACCGCCATATCGCCTACATCCCGTGAAGCCCGTCCGGAAGCCCCTCCTCGTCCCCTCCGGCGTCGTCAAGGCCGCGGCCTCCGCCGGCTACCCGTTCATCCTGATCCTGCTGCTGGACGGCATCCCTTACGCCGAGGTCTTCGCCAAGTCACGCAAGGTCTTCGACGCGAACCTCGCCGACTGGAAGCGCAACACCCTGCCGAGCCTCGCCCGGTCGAATGTCCGCTTCTTCTTCACCGATGGGAAGACCATCAACGAGGTCGCTTTCTGACTATGACGAACCACGACTATATCCGCGGCCTACTCATGCAAGCCGGCTCCGCCCTGGCTAAACTGTCCGACCGCTCCGCCCGCGCCGACACGATCGGGGACTATACCCGCGTCAGCCAATCCGCCGAGCTCGCCCGCGAGGAGCTCGACCGCCTCAATCCCGACGTCCTCGCCGAGGCTTACGACGTCAAGGCGTTCTACGACCGGGCGCACGCCGCCGTCGTCTCCTTGCGCTGCCTTCGCAATCAGCTCGAGGAATGCGAGCGCCTCGCCGAGGAAGCCCTGCAACACGCCAAGGCCGTGACCTTCGCCCTCGAGGATAGCACGGCCGAAGACGACTCCCTCTGACCTTTCCCACCATGCAACACATCCCGCCCCACATCATCCCCCACCGCGTCCAATACGACTGCCTCGAGGCGCTCAATTATTCCGGCTCGAAGGAATTGCTCAAGTCCCCGGCGCATTATCGCCTGTATATGACGGCCGAGCGCGAGCAGACCAAGGCGCTGCGCGTCGGCTCCTACGTCCACGCCCTCGTCCTGGACAAGCCGAAGGCCGAGACCGCCTTCGCCGTCGCCCCGGTCGTCGACCGCCGCACGAAGGACGGCAAGGCCGCTTACGAGGCGTTCACGTCCAGCATCCAGCCCGGGACGACCATCCTCAGCGCCGACGAGGCCGACGAGTCCCTCAAGATCGCGGCCGCCGCGCTCGGCTGCATCGACCGCCACGGCTTCAAGTTCAAGGCGACCGAGTTCATGTTCCTCACGACCTTCATGGACGCCAACATCAAGGCCGCCATCGACGCCGTCGGCGAGGATGGTTTCCTTTACGACCTGAAGACCTGCGAGGACGCGTCCCCCGCCGGGTTCCTCAAGGCCGTCCGCGCCTACCGCTACAACCTCCAGGCTAACTTCTATAAGGCCGCCTATGCCGCGGGCTTCAAGGAGCACGTCCAAGGCTTCCGCTTCATCTGCGTCGAGAAGGAGACCCTCCAAACCGCCGTCTATGAGCTCGGCGCCGACCTCATGGCCTACGGCTACGCCGACTTCATCAAGGCCGTCGAGACCTACAAGGCTTGCCTCGCGTCGAACGACTGGCCGGGCTACTCCCAGGAGATCCAGACGCTCGACCTGAACAAGGCTCCGAGCGACGCCCCTGCCCCCATAACCTTCGCCTAATACCAACATGACCCAACCCGCAAACGACCGCCCCCCGCTGAAGACCATCGAGCAGTCCGGCAACTACCGGCTGAAACTCATCGCCCCCAAGTTCGAGAAGGTGAAGACCTGGGATGACGGCACCGTCTCCGCCCGCATCTTCTTCGTCGACGTCGAAGGCAACTGCCTCTCGAAAAACTACTCGGCCAAGTATGGCAAGGCGCTCGCCATGCTCGTCGGCAAGTTCTCCGGCAAATACACCGCCGAGCTGCGCCTCGACGCCACCCCGGCCGAGTTCCTCGAATACATCAAGCCCGCCGTCGGCCAGACCATCGACGTCGCCGTGACCGTCGAGCCGAACGGCGAATGGCAGGGCAAGCCGCAGTTCAAATATAAACTCGGGTTCGCGAAGGGCAGCACGAAGTCCGCCCCCGCTTCCGATCAGAACATGGAGGCTCCGCCGTTCTGATGAACAAGGACTTCATCGCCGAAGCCCGCCAGGGCGACCAGCAGACCCGCACCCTGATCTGCCTCGAGGCGCTGCGCCGCGACCCGACCGTGAAGCACCGGCATCTCCGCAAGGCGCTCAAGGTATCAGGCCGCCAGTTCCGCAAGGCGCTGCGCCTGTCCCGCATCCTCAACCAGTTCGACGCCGACTCAAAATGACCATCGTCGAAGGCCGCCCGACCCTCGTCCTGATCGCGGGCTTCTCGCGAGCCGGGAAGGATACCCTGGCAAACGGGCTTTTGGAATGGTCGGAGAAACGAGCCGCCAAGGTCAACTTCGCCGACCCGCTCAAGGAGTGCGCCAACGCGATGCTTTCCTACCTGCACCTCGAAGGGGACTTCTTTAACGAGGAGTTCAAGGTCAAGCACAGGGACTTCCTCGTTTCGACGGGCAAGTTCGCCCGCTCCCTGAACGAAGACGTCTTCGCCGAGCACCTTGCCCGCTATCTCCCCTTTGTCAGCGCCGACGGCCTCCCGCACGAGACCGTCGTCTGCTCGGACTGGCGCTACCTGAACGAGTATAAGGTCGTCAGCCGCATAATGGATGAATACAACTGGAACCTGCGGACGGTCTACATCTCGACCGCCGGCGTCCTTCCGGCCAACGACGAAGAAGCCTGGTCGCTCATGGATCTGCGAGCCGAGGTCGAGTTCGACGTCGAGCTCTGTTTCAAGCCGAACAGCCGAAACGACATAATGGCGGAGGGGCGCCGCATGGCTAGGGCGTGGAAACTTTGAGCCGCGAGCAAGCCGTCTGGGCGGCCTCGATGGGCATCAGCATCGAGCGAGCCGCTTGGCTGCTACAATGCCCTAAGCATACCGTCGGCTCCCTGCGGGCTGAGTCGGAGTTCCAGAAGCCCCGCAATCCCGATTGCTACCTGTCCCGCATCAACGGGACTCTTTATTTCCGCATCAATCGACGACGCGTCAACCTATGGGAACGAGCGCCCCAGGATATCGCCGAAGCCCGGGCATACCGTGATCGGCGCCTCGTCGAGCTCGGGCTGATGAAGGGAGCCGCGTCGTGAGAAACCTCTACAACCCTCCTCGCTGGTATGCCGTCATTCCTGGTGCTGGTGAGAAGGAGACGCAGGATGTATTCCATCCTTACGGAGTCCCATTCTCCACCCATCCGAAAGGCGAATGGGTGCTTTGGACGGACTACCAGCACCTGCTCGAAAGTTACAAAGTTCTGCAAGAAAGAGAAAGCAGGCAGTCGGTTCTGTCGCATATGGACTCAATCGGGATTGAGCAGTTGAAAGCCGAGGTCGAACGGCTGACCAAGGCCGGAGATGCGATGGCGAAAATCATCAAAGGCCCTGCCCATGGCCCGGGCGAATGGGATGGCGAGTGGGACAACTGGCAAGAAGCAAAGAAGGGAGGCCAGTCATGAGTGAGCCCATCCGTTTCGTCTTCGCGTCCGACTCCCACGGCGACATGGCCGACCCTGAAGCCCTGGCCGCCCTCTGGGAGTTCTGCAAGGACTACAAGCCCACCGTCCGCATCGCCGGCGGCGATCACTTCGACTTCCGCGCCTTGCGCCGTGGCGTCGGCACCTCTGACGCCGAGTCCGGCGAGTCCCTGAAGGCCGACCTAGAGGCCGGCATGGACTTCCTGCAGCGCTTCCGCCCGACCGTCTACCTCTGGGGCAATCACGAGCACCGCCTAGACAACCTCATCGCCTCGTCGAGCTCAGCCCTCGTCCGCGACTATTGCCAGGACATAAAGGACAGCATCAACCGCACCGCCCGCAAGGCCGGCGCAAAGGTCATCCTCCCATGGCACGCCGATCTCGGCGTCTATCGCCTAGGCAAGATGGCCTTCATCCACGGCTACGCCCATGGCGAGAACGCGACCATAAAGCAGGGTCTTCATTACGCCGTCCATGGCGGCGGCCTAGTCCACGGCCACACGCATACCCTCGCCAGCATCGCCCTGACCCAGCACGGCAGCGGAAACGCATTCAGCGCCGGCTGCCTATGTCAGAAAGAGGCCATGGGCTACGCCTCCCACCGCCTTGCCACCGCCCGCTGGGGCTCCGGCTTCGTGGCCGGCTGGGTCGACGGCGACGACTGGAAGGCTTGGCTCGTCCACAAGGTCGGCAAACGCTGGGTCTGGCAGACCGGCCTTCGTCACTTCACACCCCGCCTCTAATGGCACAAGGCAACTCCATCCTGGCATCCCACCGCGTCAAGGACGACATCCTCAACGCCATCGTCTCCGAGATCCAGAAGAAGGCCGAGCAACCGCCGCCCGGTTTCCATCCCATCGACTACTGGGAGAAGCGCTGGAAGTGCAAACGCTCGTGCGCCAAGCGCTACCTGAACGAGGGCGTCAAGGCCGGCATCCTTGAGCGCATCGAGCTGCGCCGCTACTCCGGGAAGTTCATCCGCCGCGCCCCCTATTACGGCAAGGCTCGGAAGAAGACCAAAAAGCAAAGGTCTTGACGCTGGAAGGGGCGACGGGCATCACCCCCTTCCCCCCACATGAGTCTTCCTCTCAACTCCGACGCCGAGCGGTTCCTTCTCGGCGCAATCATCCGCGACAACCGGACGCTGCCGCCAAGCCTCGCCCCTGAGGACTTCGGCGAGCCCTGGATGCAGGACGTCGCCTATGCCATCAACGCCGTAAAGGTCGACGGCATCGACCTCGACGAGCTCACCGTCCTCGACGCCCTGACCAAGGCCGGGTCGCCCGTGACACGCGAGGCCATCAACGGACTGACCAGCGACGTAGGCTATTCGGCTTACAACGCCGCGTGGGCTGATCAGGTCGCCAGCGCCGCCGCCTTGCGTAGGATAGCCGCCCTTAATCTACGCATCGCCAAGGCCGCAGCCGAACCCGGCACCGACCCCGCCGTGCTCGCGGCCTACGCCGAGCAGCAACTCAAGACCCTCGCCGCCAAGCCGAAGGAACAAGCCGTCGACAAGACGACCGAGTATTTCGACCTCGACGATATGCTTAACTTCGACCCGGCCGCCGACCCGACCGTGCTCATCGGCGCCGAACGCCGCTGGATTTGCCAAGGCTACCCGTTCCAGATCGTCGGCTTTTCGGGCACCGGCAAGTCATCGCTCGCCGTCCATCTCGCCGTCCACTGGGCGCTCGGCAAGTCGCCCTTCGGCCTGAAGCCCGTCCGCGCCCTTCGGGTGCTCGTCGTCCAGGGCGAGAACGATATCGGCGACGCGAGCGAGTCCCTT